GATAAAGGCTCTCGGTGTCGGCCATCTGTTTGAGGTGCAGAAGGACCGGATAAAAGCTCCAAACGATGGCTTCATCGTCTTTGAAGGCATGCAGGATCACAACGCAGAGAGCATTAAAAGCTTCGAGGGGTTTGATAGGTGCTGGGTTGAAGAGGCGCAAACCCTTAGCGAACGCAGCCTTGCATTGTTGAGGCCAACTATCCGCAAGAGGGATTCAGAAATCTGGTTTTCGTGGAACCCGCGGCGCAAGCAGGATGCGGTCGATCAGTTCATGAGGTCTAATCCACCTGATTCGATCTGTGTCGAGGCCAACTGGCGCGACAATCCATGGTTTCCGGATGTTCTGGAACAAGAACGCTGGACTGATCGGAAGCTCTATCCAGAACGCTACGATCACATTTGGGAAGGAGACTATGCCAAAGCCTTTGAGGGCGCTTACTTTGCAAAGCTTCTGAATGACGCCTAGGCTGAAGGACGAATCGGGGTTGTTGCCGCTGATCCAATATTGCCGATCCGTGCCTTTTGGGACATTGGAGGCGCAGGTGCTCAAGCCGATGCAATGGCGATTTGGCTCGTGCAATGGGTTGGGCAAACAATTCGCGTCCTCGATTATGTCGAGGGCGTCGGACAGGTCTTAGCGTATTACATCAACGAACTGCGGTCGCGTCGGTTACACCCGATCTGCTACCTGCCGCATGATGGCATCAACGCCAACAACATAACCGGCAAACGCTATCGCGATCATCTGGAAGAGGCCGGCTTGGAGACTGTTGTAATTCCCAATCAGGGCCGTGGGGCAGCCATGATGCGGATCGAGGCGGTACGTCGCATTATGCCGATGTGCTGGTTCAATGCGGAAACCACTGAGGCCGGTCGTGATGCTCTTGGATATTATCACGAACGCCGCGATGAAATTCGCAGCTTGGGTCTTGGCCCGGAACACGACTGGTCGTCAAATTCGGCGGACGCATTTGGCCTGATGGCTATTTGCTACCAGGGGCCGGATGACCCGATGACGGTGGATTCGTTGTTCGAGCGCGAGCGCGGGTCGTACTCAATCCACGCGACGCGATCTGAAATAACGGGCTACTAGCGATGGCCTGAAACGGCTATGGCTGTCGGAGAACTTCTGTGGCTTCCGCATTCTGGTTGTTCTTTGCGGTTTCTACGGCAACGCCCGCCATAAGCCATGCGAAAGTAATAAAGCCGATCGCTATCATGTGATGGCCGCGCCACCACTGGTGTGCCGCAAAGACCATGCTGGTTCCGGCGATCAACAGCGTCATAAAGATGATCATGGCTTTGGACGCTGTCGCTTCACTTGTGCGCCCTCGGCCTCACGCGACTGCGCCGACGAAAGGGCCTTTCATCTCCTGCTGAACGCGCTGCACCGTACCAGCGATCTGACGCAAAACGGTGACTTGGTTCTGGGCGGTCTGCTTATCGGTCGATACGCGGACGTAAATCGCGGCGCGCTTCTGCATGACAGCCCCGATGCTGTCAGCACCGTATCATATCCCTGTACTAATATCATCTGTTTGTTGGACAAGCGCCAGTGCCAAAATGCACCGTTGATCCATAACGGTTTTTTGACCGGTGTTTTGGATTTTCTGTACAGGGGGTTACGGCCCGTGGATAACTTCATCCCCAGTGAAAACCTAACCGGTGTCGAGCAACTAAAGCGCTCCACCCTAGTCGAGTTTATCGAGACGCAAAACGTGGCACGCCTCCGCCGCGAGCTGGAAAACGAGCCTGACGAATTGACGCGCTCCAGGCTGCTCAAACTGCTGTTGTATGAGGTGGAAAAGTCCTGTCTCACGCGCAAGCAGTTGGACAGGATAGACTGCGACATGACTGAACTTAGGGAGCTAACCTACAGGAAAGTCGAACTGGTCGAGAAAGATAAATCGAAAGGTCAAAGCGCCGCCCGAACTTTAAAACTACTTGGCACAATGAACGACCTGATGGCGAACTATCAAAGGCTTCGTCGCAGAACCGATGGCCGAGTAGATTAGCCATGATCGGACTGGGCCCACTTGTTCGATTGTGGTGAGGGCCAGACTGTCGGCTGGCAAGCTTCGGTCCGGCCCACTTTATTCACGAGTTAGTCTTTCCAGGAATTGTGCGAACTCAGGCAGCGCCGTGTAGCATGCGCCAACGCCTTATCCTCTTTGATGAGATCCCCCCTGGGTGCGATCAACCGCCGTTTATTTGGTATAATGCCCGTTGCGTCCTTCCAGATGCTGGCCAATCTTGGAGATGCAATTTATTGGTTCGGCTGTATCGTGCCGGCGGTCATTCTCGCACCGGTTCTCGCCGCGTCAGAACCGGAATGGGGCGTCCGTGACAGTGCTATACTCGGACTGCGTTAAGCGGTCTATGGCTATAAGTGCGAGGCCACTGTCTAGCGCGACCACAAGAGTGACAAGCAAGAGCACAAAGCCGAGGGTGAGAAAGGGATTCATGGCACATCTTCCAGGAGTCTCTGATCCGTGTTGCGTCCCTCCTTGGCGTTTACCTTCCCATGCCCATGGAGCGGCGGGATCTACACGGCGACGAGGCGCGCGTCCGCATCGACGGCCCGCAGTTGTTGTTAGAGCCAAACACTGCTCAGACAATTGCAATGGCGTTGCACGAGCTGGCGACACGCGGCGAAGTATGGGGCTCTGTCTGTGGTCAAAGGCAGTGTAGAGGTCAAATAGTCCCTTGCGGCAAATAACCGGCTATCCTCACTTGGACCGAGAAGGGCGGGCCAGCGGTCACGAAGCCTACACGTCAAGGCTTCGGCACCCGCGTTATGGAAGGGATGATTGACCAACAGAAGGGTGACCTACGCTTCGACTGGCGCGCAGAAGGGCTGGCATGCGAAATTGCCCTTAAAGTGTGATGGCGGTGAATTGGCGAAAGGCTCGGCATCGCGCGCCCCCTGGTGCGGGGCTGGCTATTGATGCAATTCGATAGGGACCCTGAACCTAATAGCCTCCTTGGTCCAGCCATGAATGTTCTATGCGTTCAACTCGGTCCGCGAGTTCGCGCCAGGTACTCATGAGTTCCAAATAAATCTCTTTGATTTCCGGGTCTTTGGCTTTTTGCGCTGCAACGTAGCATTCGATTGCATTTACCCGGAACCGCTCCGGTCTGGTCGTCATGCACGACAACAAAGACACCCGCAATTTGGTTTCTTTGAAATCGCGTCGTAAGGGCGCGGGGAGAGGAGCGAGCCGGGAGCGCCGAACGGCAAGCCTTCACCTGGGTGTATTGCACTAACGGCTATTACTGGTACGACTGCAACTGGCCACATTAGCGTTCAGCGCACTGATTTCCGGCAACCTCGCAACATTCACCGCAATCCGCCGCGCCTCATCTTTACGAGATTGATCTAGGTCAATGCGGTCCTGTCATTTGATCTTAGGATTGGAACATGGACGGCAAAGGCAGCCGCGGTCCTGATTGCCCTCGTTGCGGCAGGCCGATGCGCTTCTATAAAGCCGTTCCAAGAGTCGCTTCGCTTCCTGAACTACGCACCTACGACTGCAAACCATGCGGAGTGACAGTGACGGAAGCGGAAGAACCGAGAGAGCGACACGACAGGTAATATTGCTTTGTCCGCGTCGCCTCTCTCGGACCCCTTATTCCACGGCTAAACCGGGGAGGAGGTGATCGCGATTATGGATACGCAAATCACAAACAAAGGCGGACTTACCAACGGTGCAAATCGGCGCACTCGTAATTCTGACCGTCGTCGTGATTGGACTTGCGGCGAAGTACATTTGGTAAAAGCACGCGGAGCGGCGCTCAGTCAAACTTTGCGCCGCTCAATAAGTCGGGCAACTTCGCAATATTCGCCGCGATCCGCCGCGCCTCGTCTTTGGTAAGCAACTTCGCCGCTGATCTCCGCCCCGGCTCCTCCTCAAAATACACAGTAGGTGAGCTGCAGGCCGTTGTGGTCGCGCACAATAAAGCGGGCGGATTGTCTCTTCGACGAGGATGCCCGGCATTCCCACGAAACGGCCGCAATAAAGTCGCGATAAATCTGCTGAAATCGCGTACCCGAAGTAGGAAAACGTGCCGATGAACCACGCAGATGAAATGGCTACCGAACGCCACTTAGCCAGTGCTGCGCTAGGCTCTGTTGAATCAGACCAACGACTACGTGCCCTTCTGGAAAATTTAGAACGGGTAAGCCATCGGGAGAACCCGGTGGAGCAGGATGACCATCATTTCGGGATCACTCACGGCGAGACTTCGGAGCCTGAGGATTATCATCGTCCTTTACCAATAGAAAATGAGAAGAGACGGCGAGGCTCGTTCGCCCGCTATTTTGTCGCTATTTTAATTGGTGTTGCAGCCGCCCTAGCCTGGCAATCTTACGGCGATGCAGCCAAGCAGGTAATTGCGACAAGCGCCCCAGAACTGGGCTGGTCGCCGGAGGCCAAGCAGATGATCGCGAGCTGGGTGCAGCAGCTTGGCTGGACGAAGCCATTGACTGGTTCCGAAAAGCAAGCGGCACCCGTTGCGCAGACTGCGCCTGAAACGGTCGTGCCGAAAGCTCCCGCCGTCCCCTCCATCGACCCGGCGCAGGTACAACAGATAGCGGGGGATTTAGCTACGCTGCGGCAAACTGTAGAGCAACTCGCCGCTGGTCTAGACCAGGTGACGCGCCAATTTGCCAGACTGGAAGCCGCAGACGTGGAAATCCTTGCGAAGATTACCCCAGCGCCTCCTCCGCCGCGACCCATCGCTGCCCCAGCACGCAAGCCCACGCCGATACCAGCGCCGTCGTCGCAGGCGCCAATACCGCCGGCAGGC